GGATGTCCGGCAACTCAAGTCCATTGATCTTAATAAAGTACACGGGTTTAGATAAATCTTTGGCTGATTGAAATCGATGTTGTCCATCAATAATCTCATATTTACCGTTCACAATGATAGGCACCATAATATGTTTCTCTTGAATCGATTGTTTTAAACGTTTCAAATGAATCTTATTAATGTTGCGGTTACCTTCAATGTTTTTAAACATACTGTAATCATTGGTCATCATGACTTGATTTATTGTTTTCATAATATTTCCTTATAAAGTTAATCACAAATTACTACATCTTTACATACACGACAGATCTGCATTGATCCATCAGGCAAGTAAACTCTTTTAATTTCACATGCATGTGAGATCCCAAAAAAGATACCCATACATATAAAAATAATCATTATTATTGCAAGCTTATTGTTTGACACGTAAACCTCCGCTTCCTTCACTGGTTCTTCTTAAGCGTTCGCTTCTCATCTTCATCTGAGCAATACGCTCCCTAAATATATCTTTATCCATGCCAAGTACATCCATGCATAATTCAAACATCACGTTGTCATCATAGATAAAGTGTGCCGCTTGATCGACTAACAACTTCGGTGATCGATAACCTAAGAAGTCATGCAAGGCATTCTCTAAAATGCCAAGCAACAATCTTCCGCGCCAGTCATCATCAGCAAAACTTCGATCAAACATCCTTTGATATAATGGGTCTGTATCTGTGTTCATGATTATTCCTTACTAATTTTTCTCATGACATCACTGATTGCATTCTTAATATCCATGAATGTATCAGGACCCAATGCACTAAGTGCCATCTTATTTAACTCAAAGAATTCAGCTAACTTCTTTGCTTTTGTTTCCGATGGCAATTGACTGTCACCTATTTTCTGTGACATCTCAATCATAGTCTTCTTCATGGCATCCTTGTCTTTCACCTCAATCGGATCCTTGCCGGGTAGATTGAGGCTTAGGACTTTTTTACTTCTTCAGGTGCCTTTCTTTGTGGTAGTTTGTCTGCAATAGATCGACTCGATGCCGCGTTACCATCATCATCTTCAGGCGCAATACCACAAGCAGCCATCAAGCTGTAACGTCTTGCATAGGTTAACGCTGAGCCATAACCTTGTGCATTCTGTTTATCAGCCGGGACATGAATCGTTCCACCACTGATTTGCTCACCACTTTCATGCATGAAGATGGTTTCCACTTTCACACCATTTTCACAGTCATGCGTCTTCTGTATCAAGGCAAACCCATGATTGTTGAGTGCATCCAATACAGCTTCAACACAACCCGCTAGATCGACATACTTTGATCTAAAGTGTGGATTGGTTGAAGTCTTGAGTGCGGGTGCAAACTCTCTTTGCGCTTCTACAAATGACTTAGCAGTCACCGAAATTTTCTCTGTCATAATTATCTCCAAAGTAAGTTAATATTAATTCACGACGTCTACGTTTATCGACGATGCGACGTGAAATGATTTGTAAAAACATCTCGTCATCTTTTTTATCTTGTTCAAACTCTTCCTGTCTGATGACGGTTTCGTATAAGTATTGCAAGTCATCCATTACCGACCTCCCTGATACGTAATTTAGATGCACGGATTGTTCGTGCGGGTTTAGCGGGAACCACCTTTTCAGGTGTGGCTTTATAGTTGATCATTGTCCAAGTCACATGATAATCACCCGCCTTTGCATAGGCATGATCACGCATGTCTTTCATGATCTCGACTTCGAGTTCCTTTTGACGCTCTTCTAATTCAGTAATCATGTCTCGGATTTCTACAATCTTTTTAACATGATCGGCTTTATCAGATAAATCAATCTCAGTCTTTTCAGCTTCATCAAAGATCGATGCCGCTTCTCTTGTGTCTTGGATGTCATACCATTCCACTTCGTCATTGTTTTTATACTTATCTAAGCGACGTTGGAAGTCTTTGATTGCTTCGTGCATCCGGGCAATCACTTCCTCATCTCTTTGATATATAAAGACTTTTAGTGTGGTTCCTTTGTATAGCACACACACGGCACCCCATTTGGCACCGTAAGTATCCATCTGCATTTGCAGTTGTAATACGCCACGATAGAGGGGTAATTCATTTGCTGATTCCACATCATGAGCCGTGAGTTTAGCTTCTAAGATTCCCTCACCATCCATTACAATCTGATCGGCATTGGCACAGATAATGCCTTTGTCAATGTCTGTCATGATTGTTTTGCCATTACCTTTGACTGAGCCGTCTAAGCTACAAGCAAAAGGTAAGGTTTGATGTTGGTAAGGTTTATCATGGTTTGTCTTTGGATTGCCAAGTCCAAGCCGCACCGCTGATTCATTGAGAATCATGGCTTCAAGCCGATTGCCCCAGTCCATTGATTCATTGGATTGGAATGGTGGCTCGATGCCATGGATCACGTCCATCTTTTGTTTAAGTAGTTCATTGACCGTCATAAAGCGTGAAGCACCCATAAGCACCGGCATTTCAGACGCTGACAGTTGGTCATTCGGTGTTAGTTTACCGACCATTGTGTTCCCTTTCGTTTAATAGTTCTAAGAAATCGTCAAGATCATTGACCATTGAAAACCAATCATCCATAGAAATTTCACCACGCCTTTCAAGTTCAAAGACGTAGTTAATTAATTGTCTGATTTTAGTTCTGAGTAGAGTTTTCTCTTGTTGTGTTGTCATTATTATCACCTTTCATGGTTTCGTTAATACATTCTAAGTTTGTTTTGAGGTAGATTGTTGAGCCTACATCTATTTGCTCAAATGCTATCCCCTTTTTACACATCATTTGACGTGTATCTTCATTATAAGATATCCTTAAATTAATTGCAAGATCATATATTGAAGCGCCTAACAATCCGCTAAGAATTATTAGGCTGTATGTTTTTAGTTTCTGTTTCATCGTTGCCCCTCTTTAATCTATAGTTTTCAACAGCAATATCAACGAGCCAATCTTCGCCCGTGTCAAAGCCACAAAATTCCGTGTTTTCTTTTTCCATTGCGCCCCTCTTTACGCTGTAATTAATATAAAATATGAGATAAAGCCTAAGATTGAGAACAAAATAAACCCCCCTAAAACGTCCATAATGGCGTTTCTAAGGCGTCTTTTTTTAGCTATATCTTGTAACATCTCAGAATTAATATCAGACAAGTATCTATCAAAGTTATTCATTACAGCCCCCCTTTTATTTAAAATAAGTATTAATCATAACAGCCGCATTTTGCCTTGTTTTATGCATTGCAAAAATAACAGCTTCATTATGCGCAATTCCAGCCGCTTTATATTGGTTTAAATAGTCATTAAAAATGTTCTTAATAACTTGTTTGTTTGCTTCTGTTAGTTTCATAATATGTACCTTTTAAAGTTTATAAAAATGATTAATAACTAAGTATTAATCCAATAGCAGCCTATTAAAAGCCGCTATTAGTTAACACTTAATGGATATATTTTGCGCCGCTGCCGTGTTTAATAACAGCTATGCTCGGCGCTGTAGCATGCGCCCCTTGACATAGTCCGCATGAGTTACAGTCTGACTTATTGCCGCCTTCTGGCGTAGCTGGACAAATAATCTCATTTGATTGTTTTTCTGTAGCTACATGAATAATGCGAAAGGTTCGGCGTTTATTTTGCCAGGCGATGCGCGCATCGTGTAATGAGTCCGCGCTTGTCATAAATAGATCGTGGCGGACATCGGCTGTTTTTATATTAGATTGATGCGTATAAGCTGTATGACCTTTTGCATGTTTTAATAGATTATCCCAAATATAACTAGGAACCGCCGCGGGATCGCCATAAGTACCTAGGCGAACCATGCGTCCTTTTGCAAAGTTTGATATGTCATCGCTATTATTTGCAATAGGATATTTGCCGCGGGTATAAGCTTTAAATACGCCAGTAGGACCTTGTCCGATAACCACGTAACAAGATCTATTTTTAGCTAACTTTGCGCCTGGATCATTATTTGCTTGTCCGCGGTGTTTACAATTGCCGCAAATGGAATAATCCTCGCCAGTTTTTGATGCATCGCGCGGATCAATATCAGACCGCATTATATAAGTTTGGATCATATTGCCCGTTTTTGCATTGCTGCTAGTTTTAACAGCTATTGCCATGATCGGCTTGCCGTCTATCAGTGATTTTCCTTGATATAGTATCATTTTGTTTTTACCTTTCCTGGTTAATTAAACAAGATCGTCATCGTTTAAAAAGTTATAAAAGCCATATTGATCAAGCCCGCCTTTATATACTCTTGATAATTCTTTTTGTAACTGATCAATATCAATAGAATAAGACCAGTACAATTGGAATGCGTCTAAGAATATCTTTTTGACAAATGCTGGCAATGGCGGATAAAAATTGCCGTCTAAGTGAATTGATAAAGCTTGATATCTATCAAAGCCTAAGTTTATTGAGTCATCGTAATGTATCATTTTAGTTACCTTTCAAAGTTTATAAATATTACATAGTTACAATATCATGGATAGATATCCATTGCAATAGTTTCAATATAATTAATCACTTATCGAAATGGTGTTAATGATAGGCTTTACTTATCACATTAAATGGGAATGGATATGAACTAGCTTGGAATATATGTATGAAAGTTATTACACAATCTCACCAATCCAGCGCTAGTCTATTCAAATCCGCCTATAAAAACTTTAACGGGTTTAATTTCAAAGGGGTATGTTTGGGGGGACGGGGGGGCGGTCTCTGTCTCTCCCCCTATACTCAAATTTTTGCCAGTTTTCTCAAAAGACGTTCATTCGATATCCTAAACACATTTTGTTTGTCTATAGGATCCATATCTCGCCAGTTAACGATTTCCGAGCGTGTGCGACCACAAGAAGCACACAGCTCGAGATCGTCTATCGTAACCAGTTTGCATTGAAACGTGCATGGGGAGTCAGTCATATCTTTTTTATATATATAAAAAAGTGTTAACATGTATCGTAACCAGTAGGTATCGAAACATGAACACAGATAGTTAGAAGCATAGAACCAAACCCGAATAAAAAAAGGTATTCAGGAAAACAGCGTTAGCTGGATAGCTCTCGTTTATCTAGTACCATGAGTTATCAATTCATGTCCGCTTTCACGATTCCCGATACCTTATAAATACAACTGATTTGGTAGGAGAGACCTCTGCGGTTAAACACGTTTATCCTGGTCTGTCGCTATCTACATTCCAGAGGGCTGGGTCATAGCCCCGTTATTAATATATTAGCATAACTAAAGATTAAAACAAGACTTGCACTTGACTATCTTTTAGATATACTATTAGTTATGGAATACAAGATACCTGAATCAATACAGATTAAGAAGTATCGTGATAAAGATCACAGACACTTTGTAGTCATCCCGTATAAGGCAGTGATTGATAAGAAAGTAACGAATGGGAACTTAAGAGTCTTGTGTGCATTAGCAGCGTATTGTAACAAGCAAGGGTTTAGTATTGTTGGGATAAGGACATTGGCGAGTCAGTTACAGTGTTCTTACCCTAACATACAACAACACCTAGAGAAGCTCATGAAGTTAGGATATGTAGAGATGAGAGCCAAATCATCATATCCAGGGATTCGTGGTAACTTAAGACGGATTGTGTATGACAGTACCGTCAAGTGGGATGATGTGAAAGGTTACATGTTGGATAATGAAGACATTAACTACATTAAGAAGTATAACGAGATAGAGAATGCCAAAGACCAAAAGTAAATTTAAAACAGACTTAAGTCGTGGAGCAAAAGTAGAAGACTTTGTCTTGCAGAAAATTAAGAATAAGTATCCGGAAGCCAGACGCATTAGTGGATACTGTAAGGAATATGATATTTGGATTCCTGAGATTAACCAAGGGATAGAGGTAAAGTATGATCCGATGAGTAATCAGACAGGAAACATTGTGATTGAGATCGAGATGGGCGGTAAGCCGTCAGCATTGTCGACAACTAAAGCGCATCAATGGATCTTTTATGATGGTCATAGTTTGGTTTGTATTACGCCTCGCGAGATTAAAGAATGTATTTTTACAAACCAATTAAGAATAGTAACATTTACAGGTCCCGGAGATCAGCACAGTAAACGAGCTTATTTGGTCCCTAAAGATAAACTATTTCGATACGGTAAATATATTAATGTTTGAATATGTGCTTGTTGTATACCTTACAATGAAACACCCCCAATACGTGGGACATTTTGTAGATTGTACACGAGCCAATGAATATGTAATGCAGAACTATCCAAAGGCAGAGTATACGAGTTGCTTGCATGAAGATTATATTAACTTACCTGAAGGATTAATAAAGAAGGAAATCAAATGAGTGATGGTGGAAAAGGAAGTGCGCCAAGACCGGTAGATCGTAAGAAGTTTGAAGAGAACTTTGAACGTATCTTTGGCAAAAAGAAGTGACATTACGCGAATTCTATAAACTCGTGTGTAATGAGTTCAACGAGGGTAAACCGTTGGAATACAAGTTTACCGATCCAGGTGGCTACTGGAAAATGACTAAGGGTTTTGACGGACATGGCATGAAGGAGATAGATGCCAGTCAGTATCTGAAGATGATTGCACTGTGTAAACGTGATGTAGCTAAGGAACATGAAAAAGAAGTACGGAGTCGTGGACGTCCGAAAAAGGTCCGCAATAAATATGTAGGAGACTTGTATGAGTGATCTAAAACCATTCTTAGTTCGTCTCACTCCTCAAAGTGTTGAATTACTCAACAAGACTGCGAAGGAACAAGAGAAGACTAAGGCAAGCATTATCAACGATGCGATCAAGACGTACTGTACTAAAGACATTAACTCAAGATTAAATCGACTATGACACCGACCCTAAGATTTGAATTGCCATATCCCCCCAGTGTAAACAACTACTGGCACTCATCGGGAAAGCGAAGGTATATCTCTCCCGCTGGAAAAAAATTTACCGAAGAGGTAGATGCTATAGTCAGAAGAGCTGGGTATAAAGGGTTTGGTGATAAGAGTCTTGGGATCAGTGTGATGATACATCCTAGATCAAAAAGAATATTTGATTTAGATAATACCTTAAAAGCAATATTAGATGCATTGATGAAGGCTAACGTGTATGATGACGATAGTCAATTTGAATACATTGAGATTGCCAGAGGTGAGGCAAAGGATGGTGGCGCAGCCATCGTCCATATTTATGAACTAGAAAAGGAAGAAGAATAATGGCTGAATATCAAGCAAAACCAGGTACAGGTTCTGTATTTAAAAACGATAATAAAACTGAAGATTGGCATGCCGATTGGCGTGGTAAGATCTTAATGCCTGACGGCACAGAGCATTACCTCGACGTGTATGACAACGTGAGTAAAGGTGGCGTTGAATACAAAAGTATCCGAATTGGTAATCCTGTGGCGAACAAAGGTGGGCAAGCACCAGTACGTCATACGCAGTCAACGAATCAGGTTACGTCCGATGATTTAAATGAATTAGATGACGACTTACCGTTCTAATGGCTGAGACTAAAAATAAAAATAAACCGATTCCAAGTCTATCTGGTTATGGTGGCGTGAGAGCATTACAGAAGAACTTGGAACGTAGTACGACCATCGCAGCAAACCGAGAGGCAGTTGCCTACTCGTTGCTGTGTATGGCGAATACTAAATTGTCTGATATCATGGAGTGGGATGAGGCTGGCAATGTGAAAGTGAAAGCCAGTAAAGACATTCCTGAAACAGCGATGCAAGCAATTAAAAGAATCAAGACCAATCCGAAGACCGGTGAGATTGAGATTGAATTGTGGGATAAAGTACAAACCTTAAGACTATTAGCGAAAGCCAGTGGTCTATTGGATAATCCTGATGAGTCAGACAAACCATCTGTGATTGGTATTAACGTAAAAGCACCAGAGACATTTGACCATGAAGAATAAAGCCGCACGAGATAAATACATGCAGATTATTAAAGAAGAAGCAGACAAAGTAAAAGGATACGACAGATACAGAGGTTGGATTAAAAAAGTATTAGACAAACCCAATCAACAATTTGAAGTGGTCAATAAATTTGCTCAAGAAGCAGCACGACGATTAGGAATAGATAAAGATGAATGATCCAAAAGATGTCCAAGTTGGTGGCGACCATTACAAGCGACACGCCATACAACCTATAGACGTAATGAAAGAGTACCTTTCAGAAGAAGCGTATGAAGGTTTTTTGAATGGTAACATTATAAAGTACGCACTGCGTTGGCGGGATAAAGGGGGTGTTGAGGACTTGAAGAAGTTGCAACACTATGTCGCATTTTTAGTAAAACAACTGGAGACTAAAGATGGAACTCAAAGCAATGATTGAGCAGTTGCGGGAAGAGTTTGCCATGGCGCACATGAATAATACCAGAGTCATGGAAATTATTGATACGTTATGGAAAGAGAATCAAGAACTCAGGCGCATGATGACAATACAGTTTAAAGATATTGATGATGAAGAATGAGCAATAAAAAAGAACGCAGTAAAAAAAGCCTAGCGGGTCCAGGCATTGATCTTGATTTCAGTGGCGCACTGACGACTTATAAGTTTCTACAAAGCAATGCTTTTGTCAGAGGCTTGATGGGTCCAGTAGGTTCGGGGAAGTCCTACGCGTGTGCTGCTGAAATCATGATGCGAGCCGTTAGACAGAAGCCATCACCGATTGATGGCATTCGTTATACCAGATTTGTAATTGTCAGGAACTCATACCCAGAACTTAAGACGACAACCATTAAGACATGGCAAGAGTTATTTCCTGAAAACACTTTTGGTCCGATGTTATACACACCTCCGATTACTCACCATATACGCCTTCCCT